ATGCTTGCCGGAGGGATATATGAGGATGATACAGTATTAGAGCCGAGTGCCGGACGTGGCGCTCTGATAAAAGCGATTCATAGGTCGTGCCCGTCAGTAACAGTTGAATGCTATGAACTGATGCCGGAAAACAGAGAGTTTCTTCATGCACTTGATAACGTAATATTGCTTGATGAAGATTTTACGAAAGATAGTGTAGGACATTACACTAAAATTATTGCTAATCCTCCGTTTTCCGGTAATCAGGATATTGACCACGTAAGGCTTATGTATGAACGCTTGGAAGAAGGTGGAACTCTTGCTGCTATTACCAGCCAGCATTGGAAATTCGCATCTGAAAAGAAATGTGTTGAGTTCCGGAAATGGTTGGAAGAGGTTCATGGAGAAGTTTTTGAAATCGGAGCAGGTGAATTCAAGGAAAGTGGAACGACTGTTAGCACTATGGCAGTTGTAATAAAAAAGTGATTCAAATCAAGAACAAGAAATGAGTGAATTATATATACCCATAGAACGTCCTACAAGGAATTTGGTAAACGGCAGGTTCCTGAAAGGACACACTCCTCATAACAAAGGTAAGAAGTTGAAATTCCATTCAAGATGGAGTAAACGTAGATGCTTAAAGAATTTGGAAAAAGGACGTAGCATGCCTCACAAAACTGGTGGTGGTACTAACAAGAAGGCGGTTGTAGCAATTAAAGATGGAAAGTTAGTCGGTAGGTATGATTCGGTAATATCTGCCGGTGAAAAGCTGAATATTACTGCTTCTCACATCAGTGATGTCTGTCTAAAAAAGAAAGGGCATAAAACGGTGAGAGGTTATAAGATGTATTTTGAAAGTGATAATGATTGGTTGGCAGAAATAGACTATAAACAATGACGAGTCAGGATGTTATTAGAATCTTCGACCTCGAAGATATTAATGACCTTCCCAGTGCCATAATGGGCTTATTGGAAGGAAATTTAGAGCGAAGAGATGAGGTTTATTGTGAACTTATCCGGTTGAACGAAAATGACATGTCTTACGACTGGTTTCAGAAGTTATACGAGTTTGAATTGGCAGAGAGTAAGCAGAAAGGTCAGTTTTTCACTCCTAAATCTCTTGGTGTTCTTTGTTCGGCATTAACCGGCCAGAGTGGGCATGTACATGAGCCGACAGCAGGAAATGGTTCTATGATAATTGCCGACTGGCAGCAGCGTCGTAACAAAGTTGCTCCGTGGGATTATTTTCCATCTCAGAATATGGTGACATGTTGGGACCTGTCTGCAAGGTCGATTCCTATCCTGCTTCTCAACTTGTCTATTCGTGGAATTATGGGATATGTTTATCATGGAGATGCGCTCACTATGGAAGTAAAGCAAAAGTATATCCTACTCAACCGGAAAGACGATCCGCTTGCTTTTTCAGAGATTATCAAAGCCAATATTAACGATGTAATAAAACAAAAATCATGAAATTAGATGATATATATAAAGAGTGGGTTCCTGTAAAGGAAAGGCAGGTAAAAGCTAGTACACTGACTACATATCAACAGATTTATATGAAAAAGTTGTCTCCTGCTTTTGGAGATATGGAAGTAGAACTATTGAATAAGAAAATAATTGTTCCATTTCTTCACAACTTGCTTGATGATGGACTGGCTGTAAAGACTTGTAATGACATACTCATCGTTTTGAAAATGTTACTTCAATTCGCCAAAGAAGAATTGGAGATTAAGACTATAGCACCTAATTGGAAAATGGTATGGCCAAGCAGGAATAAAAGCGTCGTTCAAAAGATTGAACGATACTCTCCGGCTGAATATAAGAAGATAGTGGATTACGCACTGGAGAACCCGTCTCCCCGTAATCTCGGCATCTTGATTGCCATATGTTCCGGAATGCGAATTGGTGAATTATGCGCTTTGCAATGGAGGGATGTAGATCTTGCAAACAAGACTATACACGTTTGCAAAACATTGGGGCGTATATACGCACCTGGAGAAGATGGAACCTTTGAAAACGCAACCACTTATATTGAGATAGGAACTCCAAAAACATTTAATTCAGACCGATATATTCCCATCTTGAATAAAATTCTTCCTATAATAAAAAAATTTGCCGATGTATGCAAACCAGACTATTATGTATGTACTTGCACCGAGAGTCATACGGAGCCACATCCATTTCGAGTTTATTATAAGAAATTTATACTTGAGATGGTGCAACTCGATCATTACATTAAGTTTCATGGGTTGAGACATACATTTGCCACAACTCTTATAGAGAATAAAATTGATGTCAAAACCGTATCTACTATTCTTGGACACTCGGACGTTAGCACTACGTTGAACCTGTATGTACATCCGTCGAATCAAGCAAAAATGGATGCGGTTAATGCAGGATTGAAAAATATGTTTAAATCATAACAAAACAGCAATGAATATAGAAACAGAGTTTAATGTAGGTGATAGTGTATGCTATCTAAGTGGAGACGATATCTGTCATTCCACTATAAACAAAATAACTATTGAAATATCCTATACAGATCGTAGCTTTTTGATGGTTTATAAGTTGTCTGACGGTTTAAGTGTTCCCAGAAACAATTATCCACAATGGGATAAAAGACTTTTTAGAGACAAAGAGAGTTTAATAAGATATTTATCAGAATCATAATTCAGATTAAATTAGAGTAACTAACCCTTTAAAATGATACAACCAAAGCATTACATTTATCACAACCGGTCCCGACCCGCACAGCGAGAAAGGACTATATTAATCACTTCCGCCAATCGAAGCCGCTTGAAGGAATCTTTTTCACCGACTTCATCCGGGAAGTACTTGAAAAGAGATCCAGACGCAAGTCTGAACACTATGCAGCCATTTATGATGCTATCATAAAACACATTGATAACTTCTCAAAAGAATATGATTGTGACATATTCACCAATTCGGTGACATCTGAGTTTTTGGACGATTTCATCATCTACCTGGAGGAACAGGGATTGAGACATAATACTATTGTAGGATATATTCTGAAGATACAATCCCTTGTCCGTAGAGCCTCGCAATACAATTACGCCGTAGATTTAACCTATGATGAGACTGATTTGAAATGTGAGCCGACAAATGCGGTTTTCCTGAGTATGAATGAGATCACAAGGATATATTACTACAAGTTTATCAGGCAGGATAAGCGAAAAGCCAAAGAACGGATCAGGGATATGTTTGTATTGGGATGCCTTACCGCTCTCAGATATTCCGATTATTCAAGGCTGACAAGCCAGAACCTGACAGACAACTACATCGTAATTCGAACAAAGAAGACCAATGTGGATGTCAAGGTCCCTGCCCATGATTACGTGAAAGAGATATTCGCAAAGTATGGCGGATTTGTTCCTGGCGGCTTATGTATCCAATACTTCAACAAATACCTGAAAGTGATAATGAAAGAAATCGGATTGAATGATCCGGTTACATTCTCCTACACCAAAGGCGGAAAGTTGATAACGGCAACCCGTGAGAAATGGGAGCTTATCAGTAGTCACACGGCAAGAAGAAGTGCCGCAACCAACATGTATCTCACAGGCCGGATGAAGACATTTGAGATAATGAAGCTGACAGGACATCGTAGTGAGCAGAACTTTTTCCGCTATATTCGGTTAACCGGTGATGATACGGCCCGTTTGCTCAGCGGTGACCTGTTTTTTAGAAAGTAATGCCACTGACGGCTCCGAGTATGTTATATGACCGGGATGCCATTAATGAACCGGGATGTTTTTAACCGTCCCGGTTCGTTAATGGTGATTTTGACAAGTCATTGAAATTCCGTATATTTGCGCTATAATCAGATTTTTCCTTATGCGCAATCCGGAGATGACCAAGATGAGAGACCGCAAGCTGGTGGAGAAGTTCTACCAACTTTACGATGTGAAGCGTATCCGTTTGGAGGACGTGCTTTTCCGGATGAGCCATGAGATATTCTTCCTGGATACAAACTACATCTACAAGCGCATCTTTTACATTCCCGACAACCTGTCTTACTATGAGCGTCTGAAGGAAGGGAAAAAGCCGGGGCCGGATACGGGCACACAAATGCGGCTGGATTTCTAAAGCTCATACAGGTTCTCCCCATTTTCCATTCTTTCCGGAATCGGTCCATCGGATACGGTGATATCCCTGTCCGCCATGTCGGCTATGCCGTGCAGTTCCTGCGCGCTGTAATCGCGTACGGGGCACTCGAAGCTGACGCGGTAAAGGTTCCCCGCCCCGCCGGAATCCATACGCTGGAAACCGGTTTTCCGGAGGGTGGAGAAGTTGTCGGACGTATAGCCGTGGAAAAGCACGTTCAGTACGGTGAGCAGGTTCAGATAGTTCAGCGCCTCTTCCTGCATGACGGCACCGTCGTATGTGTCCGAAAATGTTTCCCAGAACACGTAAAGGTCGAGTTGCAGTTTCATATCCTGCACCAGCACGCCGTTATCCTCAGTGTCAAGCGTGTTGAATGCGATGAATACCGCCGGTGTGGGGAAAGGGTGTTCTTCGTCCAGGTGGTCGGTCTGTTCGTGCCACAGGTCAATGTATTCCACATCGGGGACGGCGGCCAGTTCGGCGACCAGCTCCGGGGAAAGGTCTTCGAGGTTCTCTAGCAGAAGACGCATATTCATGATCCGCTCCGAGATTTCCTTGTAGATGTTACTCCAGATCATAATCTTTTCTTTTTAATAGTTTGTTGTTATTGTTGGAAAATATAAAGTCGATTGACCCATTATTATAAAAGTCTTCTGACCCACCTTTATA